GACAAAGTGTGGAATTAAGCGAACCGAACTCCGGGGAAACGGAAGTTTTTGTCTTCTCTACCTCCAACGAGAGACTCCCGACTGTATCCATCCAGTGCGCACTGAAGTGCGGACCGGACCTAAACAGTATGTCGTCTCCGTTGATCAGACATGGGAATTCTGAACAATCAACCCCGACAGACTCGCCTGCATACAAGAAAGCGATTCTATTCTGCAGACAAAGCAGCGGGAATGAAAGATAAGACCCCATCATCTGACCTCTCGTCGGACAAAAAGATTCTATGCCGTGTTCAAGGTTGAACAACGTGGGACGCAAGATTTTCATGGCGTATGCTTTCATAGATCCAGGCACAGAGACCGTGGACCTCAGCAACTCGTCTAGAATAGCCTCAGCAACCTCTATAGAAAGGTTGTCCGTGGCACTCTTGTAATCCCCCGAAGTCAAAGTCTCACCAGAGACAAAAGAAAAACCAGCACGCTGTAGGACGTCAGTTGTAAAATCGCCTCGGCAAAGCCACTTCTCGCGCGACAGTCTATCATAGATCGCTGCATGCAGCGGTCTCAAGTGTATCGCGTCCGCCGAGAATTTACTAAGAGGGCGAGGTTTCCCCGCGCTTTGTACGACAGTAAGACCCGAAGAAACGCTGAGAGGACGGGTTGCCCCGTCCAAACAAGTCGTTAGGAAATCTTGATGTCGAAATTTACCAGGTCCCTCATAGGAACCTGAGACAAAGCCATGGAGACCGCCCGCACCGCGACGATTTTCCAAACAAGCTGACAAAGAAGGATCGCAGTTAAGCACACATGATTCGTAGGATCCGGAATCCCACCCGTGAGGGAACAGGTTCCGAACGATCCGACGTGCAAATGTGATATAACCGCGAGGAAGGGAGGGAGGTGGAGACCGGAAATGGTTAGCGACGGATGAAAGCAAAGGGGCTTCCATACACCGGCATGAAGCCGGTTGTAGCTTCTTGATTGAATTCCACGCGAACTCTGCTTCGCTGTCCACGGCAGGACAGTTTTGCAGATAGCGCTTCGTTTCCCCACAAAGGTCGACACATGTAACTGAAGTTGGCTCGAACTTCGGTGCCTCGCTGTTGTAGAGGTATTTCCAAGTAGCTACCGCTTTCCAAATTGTCTCACAGAGACGGGAACGGTAAGCTCGACAACGATGCCGAGTAGCGTACGTTTCAGTAAAGATCATAGTAAATCCAACGGTTTATGATTTCAGGCTGATAC